TAGGTATTACCCGTGGCGGCAATGTTCCTGCTACAATTATTAGTAATATGACTGGCATACGTTGCGAAGCAATTAAAGTAAGCCTACGTGATGACGATAGTGAAAGCGAAAGCAACTGTTGGATGGCTGAAGATGCTTATGGTTACGATGATAGTGGAGACTATGCTCCTGAGATGGGGCAGTTTAAACACGATACTAACTGCAAAAACATTCTTATTGTAGATGATATTAATGATACTGGTGCTACTTTTAATTGGATTAGGCAAGACTGGCAAGCAAGTTGTTTATCTCAATCGCCTATATGGGATCAGGCATGGGGAGATAATGTTCGCTTTGCAGTATTAACAGAAAATTTATCAAGCGAATTTGGTTTAGTTAATTACTATTGTGATGAAGTTAATAAATCTGAGGAAGATGTTTGGTTAGTTTATCCTTGGGAAAATGTAGGAGAGTATTAATGCCAACAGGACATGATAATGTATGCACAGTTACTTGCACAGATAATGACAAAGTAGCAGAGGCAGAAGTTGATAGATTCAAAGAAAAAGAGTTTCTAGATATCTTTCTAGCAACAAATAAAATACATATGGAATATAACGGTAGGGTTTATGTTGGTAATAAGATGGGGTTTGAATTTACAACACCTGGTCCTAGAATATTTCAAATTAACAAAGGTAGAGGATTTTAATGACGATAAAAGTAATTTACGAAGAAAAAGATTGGAAAAGTGTAGCGGTGTGTATTAGATCCGAACAAGTTTCTGCTTCTGAAGTAGTTGCTATTTTTAACGATAATCCAGAATTTAAAGAATGGTATATTAAGGAGTATATGAATAATGTTAACTAAAGAAGAAGCACATGCTATTATCAGTGATATAAATGAAGAAGCACATTCAATGGCATATGATAGTTGGTCAGAAGCAGATGAGATTGGCGATAGCGATGATGAAGAAGATTGGGGTCGTGCTGAAGAAGCAAGAGAAGATGCTTCTTATGAACAAGCAGGGTATTTCCGTTCTGAGTTTAATGGACTTCCGCAAGATCAACAAGATGTGATTTGGCACTATGCTCAAGAAGACGAAGACTTTCAAGAAGATTTTAAAGCATGGTACGGACAAGAAGAATTTGAAGAATATGTTTCAGGACTAGAAGAATGACAGACACTTTAGAAGTAGCACAACAAGATGGTAGAGCTCCTTGGAAAGAAGTCGAGATTGATACACGTGAATTTGTTGTGTATAACGATATCTATCCTGTTACAGAAGGGCATACACTTGTTGTACCTAGACAAAATACAGAAGAAAACATTTTAAAGTGTTTTAATTTTGCTCTTACTATGGGTAATGACAACATTAAGTCAGAGAATAACAATATTACAGGTTACAATGTGGGTATCAATATGGGCGAGAGTGCAGGACAAACTTGTCTTTATCCACACGTTCACTTAATTTTCCGTCGTGATGGCGATACGGAGAATCCTAAAGGCGGCGTTCGCGGCGTAATTCCATCAAAACAAAACTATAAGGAAAGGTTATGACATTGAAACAAACATTAATCAATGCAGCAAGAAAGCATGCTGAGGCAGAAATTGATCTACATAAAGCCAATATTGAAGTATACATGCAACAGGTTGTAGGAATTGGTGAGCATAGCGATATTATCGAAACTATCCAAAAAGAGTTAGATAAAATGGCAACTGCACATGATAGAGTCGAAATGCTGGACAAGCATTTTGGTGACTAGTAAAAAAATCAAATTAGAGGAAGATCCGGATTCAAAAGATTTGGTTCTTCCTATTCCCACTGAGTTATTGAACCAGATGGGATGGGATATTGGAGACGATTTAGTTTGGTCAGACAACTTCGATGGATCGTTTTCAGTTATTAAAAAGGTTGACAAATCCAATAAGAAAGCGTATAATAACTATAATGACAATAGCAACTGATAAGAAATATTACTACAGCGAAATCTTTCACAGTATTCAAGGTGAAGGACACTACACAGGTGTGCCTACTGCTTGGATACGTTTCTTCTTATGTAATTTGCAGTGTAACGGATTTGGTCAGATTGATCCTACTAATCCTGATACATATGATTTGCCGTTTGAAACATTTGATACTACAAGTGTAAAACGTGTAGAAGATTTACCTGTATGGGACAAAGGCTGTGATAGCAGTTACACCTGGAGCAAAAAGTTTAAACACTTAATGGGTCAGAAGACTGCTGTTGAACTAGCACAGCAAATTATTGATACACTTAAAACAGATAGCAATCCAGAAGGATTGTTTCTACATCCTGTTACACAACAAAGACAACACTTTTGTGTTACAGGTGGCGAGCCGTTGATGAAGCATGGACAAGAAGCGTTCATTGGTATTATGCGTGAGTTCAAGCGTATGGGCAATATGCCTGCTAGTGTTACATTTGAAACTAATGGTACACAAGCATTAACACAAGAATTTATTAATTACTGGACTTATGAAGCAGATAACGAAATCGAACTGTTCTTTAGTGTAAGTCCTAAACTGTGGAGTGTAGCAGGTGAAACTGCAAAGAAGGCAATTAAGCCTGAGATAGTTGCACAGTATAGTAAGTTGTCTATAGGACAATTAAAATTTGTTGTAGGTTCCGAACAACAACAGTGGGATGAGATGGAAGATGCTCTCTCACAATTTAAGGCACAAGGTGTAAATTATCCTGTATGGGTTATGCCTGTAGGTGCTAGAGAAGAAGAACAAACAGCAACAGCCGGAGCAGTTGCTAAGATGGCATTCGAACGTGGATATAATGTAGCCGCAAGGGTACACGTATACTTGTTTGGTAATGCTATCGGAACATAAGGATAAATTATGAACTTTATAAAGAAACTGTTCAGTAAGAAACAACCTGATACTGATGTGTCTACGCCTGGAATTAGTGATAAACAAAAGGCAACGATGAAAAAAGAAGCATGGGTTGGTGTATTGAATACACATGTGAACAAAGAAAATGTCCGAAATGGCTTTTTTGAGCTTGACTGGAACGACCATTTCATAGTACAATTAAAACAACAAGGTTATGGAGTTGACGATGATCCAGAAGAAGAAATTGTTGATCGTTGGTTTCGAGAACTTTGTGCAAACGTTGTAGTCGATGGTGACTACGGAGGACCACTAGACACTGGAAGTATAGATCCAGAGTTAATAAAGAAGGCTAAATGAGTAAAATGACACATATAATAGTTGATACAGCAAATACATTCTTTCGTGCAAGACATGTAATTAATGGTGATGCAGATATTAAGTTAGGTATGGCTTTTCATATCACACTTAACAGCATTAAGAAGGCATGGCAAGACTTTAACGGCACACATGTTGTGTTCTGCTTAGAAGGACGTAGTTGGCGTAAAGACCATTATGAGCCTTACAAGCGTAACAGGCAAGTTGCTCGTGATGCACTTACAGAAAAACAGCAAGAAGAAGATACTGTGTTCTGGGAAGCATTTGATACATTTAAGAATTTTGTTACAGATAAAACTAACTGTACTGTATTACAACACAAAGAGCTAGAAGCAGATGATTTAATTGCTGGTTGGGTACAGCAACACCCAGATGCAGATCATGTTATTGTTAGTACTGATACAGACTTTCAACAGTTAATTGCTCCTAACTGTAGACTTTATAATGGTGTGCAAGAAGTTACTACTACACCAGAAGGCTTCTTTGACAAGAAAGGCGAACTAGTTATCGACAAGAAGACTAAACTGCCTAAGGTTGTAGATGCTGAATGGATGTTGTTTGAGAAATGTATGCGTGGCGATACTAGTGATAATGTGTTTAGTGCATATCCAGGTGTACGCAAAAAAGGCTCCAAGAACAAAGTTGGTCTTGTTGAAGCATTTGCAGATAGACAAACTAAAGGATTTAATTGGAATAACCTAATGTTACAACGTTGGGTTGATCATAACGGTGAAGAACATCGTGTACTAGAAGATTACGAACGTAATAAAACTATTATTGATCTTACTGCACAACCTGCAGATATTAAAGAAAAGATTGAAAGCACAATTAAAACAGCAATTGATGCAGATAAAAATATAAGCCAAGTCGGTGTAAGGTTGATGAAGTTTTGTCACTTATACGACTTAAAGAAAATTTCAGATCAGGCGCAAGCATATGCTGAGCCGTTAAATGCGAGGTATACAGTATGACGTTTTTAAAAGCAAAACCAGTTCTTGAAGGTAAGTTTTGGATTGTAGAAGATGAAGGACAACGAGTTGGAACTTTAAGAAAAGATGAGTTTTCGCAATTTGTATTACAAAACAAAGACGGTGTTAAAATTTATAAGAACAAAAAAGTTATAACAAATGAGTTTGGTGACAATTTCTTTATTGCTAAAATTATTAAAGAAGCAGATAATTCAAATCCAAAAGAAGTACATGGGTATGCATCAAGTACTGTTCCACATAATGCAATGTATGATATACGTCAAAAACTTCCGTTGTTTACAAAAAGTAAAGATAGTAAAAGTTTATATTGTGCAGGTTACTATGTAATTAAGTTTGATAAGGGTTGGGTAAAGTCTTTTTGTCCTAAACTTATTACACTACAAAGATATGAATCTAAAGGTCCTTTTAAGACTGACTTAGAAATGAAACAGGTATTATCAAGTGTCAACAAATAGTATTCCAACTAATCTAGCATCAGTGCAAAAACTTCTTCAACGAGTATCGTCTGCTGAAAAAACACAGCAACGTGAAATACGTATTACGATTGAAGAAGCAAGAACACTTGTTACAGAACTTGCACTAATAACAACTAAATTAGGGTCTACAGTAGCGGAAATACATACATTGCTAAAAGAGATAAACAAGACTGCTAACGAAGTTGATGTTAAGTTTGACGGTGGAAAGTTCTAAAAAAGGATAAATATATACGTAGTTAATTAGGAATTTACGTATATATGAGTAGACCAAAACCAAAAATCATTCTCGAACATACTAACCGAGAGACCTATAAAGTAGAACAGATACTTGAAAGCGAGGCTATATGGGCTGTATTTTATAAACACCAGCCTTTTAATTTAAAAAGCGGTAGTGCTGTATCAAGTTATCCTGGTCCGAAATATAAAAAGGTTTCATTTTCAAATCCTGGTCATGCTAGAAACTTAGCCAAGAAACTTAACAAACTGTTTAACACTACTGACTTTTCTGTATATAAATTAAACACTGGAGAAAAAGAATAGTGGAATGGACGTTAAAGACAATTACACAAATATTTTTTTAAAAGCCGCTGAATTAGACATTACTGCCGAACTAGTAAAGAGCAAAAGAATGGAGTGGTGGTGGAATGTGCGTGTTAAAAATGATGGTGGACTAAGACTAACAGAACAAGCAATGGATTTTATTACGAATGAATCCAAAATCAAAATCTATAAGATTGACTTTCCGAAAGACTTTTCTATTACTCCACAAATACTTTTATGGCTTGACAAATTTATAGATTCACCGTATTATATTACTAAACGAACAATATCAGTATTAAAGGAGAAGGCTGCATTTGAACTATATCTCTTTAGTGGAGATGTCCAAAAACTAGGATATAACAAGGCTTTGAGTAAAAGATTAAGCCAAGAATCATCATAGTTATAGTAGCAGTTAATAAATAATTTTATGTTAGAACTAAATCCGTTGGATGTTTTGAATATTAGGAAATTGGAAACAATGCCTCCGCACTTCTGCAAAACTAAGATTGCAAGTGCAGATAGAAACTATAGAGATGTTATAAATTGGATTAGATCTAAACTTGCAGGAAGATATTGTGTTTTAACATACCCTACTGTAACAAGTAACGACAAATTTCAAACAGCAACATTTGTTGGGTTTGAAGAACAAAAAGAGTTGACATTTTTTATGTTGGCTTGCCCATACTTAAGGAGAAACTAGAATGGCTGAAGAAGTAAACAAAACCGATGCTCCTGCTGAAGCAGAAGTAAACACAGAAGCGACTGCTGCTCCGGTAAGCGGTCCAGTACCAACGCCTGAAGCAGAAACTGCGGCAGCAGCACCTGATTTAAATATTAGTGATCTAAATGCTGTGAAAAGCATTATTGATATTGCTACAACAAGAGGTGCATTTAAGGCAAACGAACTTGAAGCAGTTGGTAAAACTTATAACAAGTTAACATTGTTCTTAGATCATGTATCTAAGCAGCAACAAGATCAACAAACACAAGGGAAGTAAATTATGGCTAAAAAAATCAAACACGTAGGGAAACTGAAAAATACAGGCGACAAAGTTGCTGTAGTATTTAGAACAGTTCCTGGAGAATCAGACAACTGTTTAGTGTTACAAACCGCAACACTAAAAGACGAAGTACATGATTCATTAATGGCTATGATCGATTCTGATCAAGCACAACAAACAAATGAACTAGGAGAACTAATGTTCTCCAGAACTTTTCCAAACGGAAGATCAATGCTACAACAAATGCAGCAAGAAGGACGTTTAAGAAAAGTGCCAACTAGTAATGTAACAATGACACCTACACCGGTGGATGAAGTTAATCTTGCACAATTAAATACTTTAATTGCAGAGCAAAAAGGTATGTCTGTAGATGAGTTATATACACTAGTAAGTGGTGCTCCGACAAAAGAACAAGTAGCAGCACAAACCGCAGTACCAGAAAGCACACCAAGCCAAGAGCCAGTAGCGGCTCCTACAACGGATGGTGTATTATCTGATTCAGATCTTGCAAAATCATATCGTAGTCAAGCAGATGCTATGTATAAAGAAGCAGCACAATTACGTAGACAAGCAGACGAATTAGATCCGCCTAAGAAGAAAACTTCTAAGGCAAAAATAGAAGCAGAAGCATAAACAAGTGCATAGGCATTACTTCAAGCCGCCTAAACATCTAGTAGACGAGTGGCCGGAGGTGTTCAAAGATTTATATATGGACACCATGCCGGTTGCTTATGTCGAGAAGATGATTATTGAATTTACAGATGGACGTATCTGGGAAATCAATGTCAAACAACAACTAGAAAATGACGACCCGGATAATGTTGCAAAAAAGTTATTAAACTCTTTGACTGAGTATAAAGACACAATCAAAAATTTAGATTTTAAAATAGATGTTGGTTTATTAAAAGCCGATATAGCAAAAAAGACTAAGAAGATTCTCTAGTATTACCGTAATGTACAACTTCGTATGTATCCGAAGTATGTTCTCTCCAAGGATCAACTACAACACTATCATCAGTAACATCAATATACATTTCTGGATGCGCAAGAAGAACTACTGCTCTATAAGGTCCTTTGTCAGGTCCATACACTAATGGATCAATTTTCATTGGATTATATCCGTATTCATAACAGTATTGTGAAACCAGTAATGCATAACTTCCGTCAACATAAGGCACACCTGGTTTATAAGCAACACCATTTATTAAAATAGGAAGTTCTTTTTCTTTTGCAATTTCACAGAGTTTGGTTGCAATATTTTGTGCTTGTACTTCTCTAGCATTCATAATTGCATCAAAGATATCATAACCTAAATCTAATTTTTTAGCCATATAGCGTAATGCTATATTATCTCTAGGATGGCATGCGCCGCCATCTCCCATTCCTGCTTTCATATATGCAGAACTGGTAATTCTTTTTGTAGCGTTAGATAATGCATCAGTAACTTTATCAACATTAATGTTGCCTTGTCTCTCAGCAACATCTTGCATCATGTTTACTAATCCAATCTTAGTTGAAATAAATGTATTGTAGAATACTTTTATACATTCACATTCGTCCCAAGTTCCAATTTCATACTTAGGATTGTTTTCCATTATTGTGTGATAAAATCTTACAAGTTCAATAGCATCACCTGTAGCACTTCCGTCATCAGTTCCAATCATTACTATATCTGGATTTACCATATCCCAAGCAACAGTTCCCATTGCAATTAAGTATGGATTGTAAACAAATCGTGTATTAGTAATGTGTTGTATAAACTCTCTGCGTACTGTACCTGGCAATACTGTGCTTATAAGTACAAGCAATTGACCTTTATTCATATGCTTGTTTGCTTCTTTAAGAACACTATGAACAATATCGTAAGAAAAATCTTTTGGTTCTAAATGTGCTGTAGGTGCTCTACCATCATAAGCAGGATCATGTGGAGTAGGAACTGCAACAAATACAATATCTCTATCCTTTACAGCATCTTGGATAGTATCTTCTACAATTACATAATCACTATGTACTGTATCAATATCATAACCTAGTACACTATGTCCTTTTTTAGCAATTACTTCTGCACATGGCAATCCTAATTTGCCTAATCCAATAAATCCTATCTTCACATTTCTTCTCCCAATTTTGGTACAAACATATTTACAATCTTCTTATTACAGTGCATTTAAACGTGGTTTACAGCAGTATAGCGTAACTGTAGCTCTTGGTATATAACACCGCTGTATGACGCTTAAAATGCGTTTAAGGTGCCTTAAAACTGTGCTAGTAGTTCATAGTTTTTACTAAGTTAGTGTACTCTTTACTAACCAAAATATCCCTATTATACTTGGCAATTTGTCTTACGCCAGGCAGCCATTGTTTACGCAGTATGGTTTCAGGTATACTACATAGTCTTTTAACTTCGTCCAAAATAGCAAGCATCCTGTTCCCTGGATCTTCTATGCTATCATATGATTCATTTATAAACGGAGCATATGTTTTGTATCCAAGTTCTTTTAGATACTGTAAACTATTTGGTGCAGTTGCTAGTATAAACGGATGACCCATTGCAATAGTTTTAAAAATTTTCTCGCTTAGGAATGGTGTATTCTCATAGTAAGTAGTTTCGTTGACTATACTAAAATATGTCTCAACGTAGTAGTCAGCAATTGTAGTTTCGTGTTCTGCTCTATTTGTTACTAAATCTTCTGTATCTAAATACATAGGTGGTAACTTCTGTATGTCTTTATTATTATCTAATATTTTTTTTATAATTTTATTATTACTATGTATGTGTTGTAATTTGTGATAAACATTATCCCATGTCTCATTATCATCACTTGGTGCAAAACTTATATAACCAGAGTCTAATAAGTTTCTCGATTTAAGAAGTGTAATTAGTAATGGTCTATGTAGCCTCCATCTTCTATTCAAATTTAAAAACTTTTTGTTATATTTCTTTTTCTTTGGCAGTGCTATAATATTATGTCTTGCAGCATCTTGACCTGTTGCTTCAAAGCAACTAAACCAATCTACTTTTATTTCAGGTAGTTGTAATTTTTTTGCTAATTTTTTAACATGGTTACACATTGTCGGAACTGCTGAAAGAAATATTATTTGTTCTGCTGGTATATTATGTTTGACAACTACATCTCTATAAATTGCATCTGCACACTCATAAAAATGCTCCAAGCCGTTATCTAAAACTAAAAATACTTTCTTAGTCCTTATACGTTCTAATACGTCTGTTGGAACTAAAGTGTCTACTGCAAACATACTAAAACTATCAGCATTAGTAAATTGTATATAGAAAAAATCTCCTTTGAAGTTTTCCTTAGAAAAGTAACCAACATTAGGTTCTATTTTTATAACTTCTTTGTCGTGCAGACTATATGTCTTTACGTATAATAAGTTATCTGTATTAATGCAGGGCATTATAATCTCCTTACATTATTAACAGACCAAAACTTTTGTGTTTCATCAAGACTTGAAATACCTCTAATTAAAGTTTCGTATTTCTCTGCATACAACTTCATTTTTTCTGTAACAAGATTAGGGTATAAGTTTTCAAGGTACTTGTAATGTCCTATAGGAGTCGGATGGTAATCTGCTGTTTGCCCGTTGCCTCCCCATCCTCGTATCGGAGTCTGAGGCCAAACACCGTTATATACTGATTGAAGAATATCAGGCTTTACACTTTTTATAGTTTCTTTATAATGTTCTAAAACATCTTTAAATACATCTTCTTTGCGATCATCTAAAACTACCTGATCTGTAAACTTACACATTGATAGCATGTCGCTGTCACATGTAAGATTTTTTAGATATTGTCTAGTAAGTTCAACTAGTGCTAAATCTCTTATTAAATATCCTCTCGTGTCTGCCCATTTGTATACAAAATCCATTTGTATGAAGTCCTGTGTGTAAATGTTTCCCGGCGTTACCCAACTATTCTTATAACGATCTTCTCTACTTACTGAAGACCACATAACTATTACAAGATCATTTTCATTAAATTTGTGTTCTATATTTGCTTCTACTATTCCATTAGAAATGAATAAATTGCCGCCGCCGCTTTTTCCATAATTATAATACTCCGGAATTTCTTGGGATAACATATCTGCCCAGGTTGGCCATTCGTAATTTGTCATACTACATCCAAATACAAATAATCTTTTGTATTGATTAAATGGTTTCATAATATTTCTCCGTTCTAGCAACTGCTTCGTGTATTGCATCAGCATAAAAGTCACTGCGCCTAATTAAATCAAAATTATGCTGTATTGTATCCATACTCTTTTCTAATCTAGCAATTTTGTGAGATTCAGGTAAATCTATCCAATCGTTAATAACTTGTTGTGTTGCATTAAAGCGTTCTAGATTATCCTCTATGTCATTGTATACAGGATCTATTCCACACCAATCTGTTCTAAATCCCATTTGTTCAAGACATCTAAGAGTTCCTTGGCTAGCAAATAGTACAAGCGGATGACCCATTGTAATAGGTTTAAATATCTTTTCAGTAACAAATGCAACATCATCAAAAAATATAGTTTCTGTAATTACTGTAAGCAGACTATTTTTATATATGTCAACGTTATACTGATTAGCAGCATTCGTTTTACTCCAGTCTCCGTCTATAAACTTAGGAAACTCTTTCTTTATATCTTGATAGTCACCTACTAAATTTTCTGTATCTTTATCTCTAAGTGTTATTTCATTGCCGCTTACTATTCCATTATTCAAAACGCCGTCTTTCATTAATCTATATAAGTGTGCGCCACGCTGGGGACGATATACTCTATTCAAACTATTATAATCTTTGCTATTTGGATTTGCCATAGCATACTTTATAACAGGACTAGTAGGTAAATTTGCATCTACGAATATGTTTCCAAAGTGATTACTATACATCATATCATACATCTTGTCAACACTTTTGTATTTTCTCCATCTTCGATATTGATGTTCAACCTTTTTATTACCCTGTAGTATTAGAACACTGTCTTTAGGCAATTTAAGTTCTAGTATTGTATTATGTGTTGATAGAAAACAATCCCAATGTTTTGTAACCATAGGACCACCTTCTCTATCAGCATTTAATATTATCCTAAGTTTTCTTTGCTTAACTAATTTAATAATTTTCTTAGGTAAGCATCTTAAGATATGTTTGTGCGGTGTTCCTGTCTCTTTCAAAACTCCAGCCCACCACTGTGGGTCACCCCTTACGTCTATGAAATATATACCAGGTTCGGTATAATCATTTAATTGTGCAACCTGTAACCCTAGTTGACTACACTTATTTTTAATTGGTGCGCCTGGAGCAACTATCCAGTAGTCATTATCCCCTTCAAATGTTAAGTGATTTTGATTACTGTCGTTGTTTGTTAATGTGTCAAAATATACTTTCATTATATTAACCTTTTTAATTCTGGAAATGTTTCTGCAAAATCTTCGTTCCTAATTATATCATAATGTTGTGTATATTTTTTAAATTGTTGTCTTGTTACTTCATTAAACTTAGAATTGTTTATATAACTTACAACACCTTTTAGCATATTGTCAATATGCTTATTATATGTTTTGCTTTGTAGTTTTTCAATAATCTCTGTTTTGAATGTATCATCTAAAACTGATGCTGTGTAATACTCAGGATATTGTATATTATACATTTGAGGGAAATACTCTCCAATATCAAAAAATTCTTCTTCTAACACATAATCAAAAAAGTCTGTTAATGTGTATAAGTTAAAAATACTAATAACAGTATTACTTTGCATTTTAACGTGAGGACATTCTTGTTTTATCTTTTGTATATTGCTTTTTATTAAATTCCAATCTGTACCAGATCTAATATATTCTGCTCTGCTACCATAATGATCTAAACTTGCGCCTATATGTACCGTATCAAAGTGTTTCCATAGCTCTAAAACGCTCTTAGACTTATACTTTAGTACACTACAGTTACTATTATACTCTAACTTAACATTTGTTTTACCTATAGAAATCAAGTGTTCTAGTATATCGTAGTGTTTATCTGTTAGTAAAGGTTCGCCGCCTGCAAAGTAAAATGTTTCAATGTCTTTAAAATATGGAAGAAATTGATTATACAACTTATCGTTGTCATTACCATCTGCTAAAATAAAGATAGGATTCTTTTTACCTTGTGTGTTATCTTCCTGTGCCCATGTGCTAGAGTATGTACTACTGCAACTACGACATTTAAAGTTACAGATGTTACTCCAGCGTACATCAAAATGTTTAAGATGCATTACTGGTAGCGTTCCATCATTTTCTGTGTGTGCTATTAAGCCAGTAGTATCACCATAGTATGGATTACGATTAGCATGTATTCTTGGACTTTCAGCGCCGCTGTCTTCTATGTTATAACATGCTTGACATTCTACGCAACGTTTACCTTCAAGCATATCTTTACGCATTTGCTTGTAAGAATTATTGTTCCAAATTTCCTTAATTGTATGTTGTCTTACATTCCCTAAAGGCTCATTAATCTCACCAACACAACAAGGTAGGACTGATCCATCTGGATTTACATACATGTGTAACCAAGGAAAAATACAAAATGTATTACTGGGCGCAGTCAAAATAAAACTCTTCTAGTTCAGGAAATGTTTCAACAAAGTTTGTTCCTCTACGCTTATCATATTCTGTAAACCAACTAAAAAAATCTCTCCGGCCTTCTTGTACACGCTCTGGAGTATAATTTGTGCTAGCCATGTAATCAACTACACGTCTAAACTTCTCATATTCAAGTATACTAAATTTGTGTTTGTCTGCATCATCTAAATTTTCTGCTATAAATTGTAGGTGCTGTTTCATATAAGGCACAAATATATCTTTAGGAAGTATATTCATATCATATTGTAATGGTTCTTTTAAGTAAGGTGTATCAAATCTAATACGTTGCCATTTGGTTTGATTATCAGTATTGTACTTTATACGCCATTCCAGAATCTTTTTTAATAGTTTACTAAAATTAGTTACGGTTAATATATTAAACGTAATCATAAAAGTTAACGGCATATTAGTCTTTGTCATGTAAGTATCTAAGTTCTTTTCCCATAGTTCTAAATTTAAACCTGTTCTAATATACTCTGCTTGTACTCCCCATGTATCAATACTAGTAAAAATTTTAAAGTCTTTTATACATCCGTTCTTAACTAAACTGTTTACTTTATCAGTAAATCTTTCAATAAGGATAGGCTTTACACCTAGGTTAGTATTAATGTTTAGTTCTAATTCAGGACATGGATTCTTTTCTAACTCGTCGAACATACGCCACGTGCTTTGCTGTAGTAAAGGTTCGCCTCCAGTAATACGCAAAATTGTAAGTGTCTTACGCAGTTCGGGCCACCATTTCCACCAAGCCTTGACATATGGATTAGTTTCTTCATCTTTGTGTATTTCAAACCAGTCGATATCATTCCTATGATTTCTTACCATACTATAAGGACCATGTTTTTCAATCTCTTTATAGTAACTACTAGAATGTTTAGGATGACAATATCCGCATTTAAAATTACACTCATTACCAAAACTAACTTCTACATATTGCGGATTAACATCTGCCATTGGATTTTGCTTAATATCATTAAAACGTTTTGGTGTATGTATGCTTGCATTACGTTCTTTACGATCACTAATGTAATCTTTACCCATACATTCAACATTCCAACAATAGTTACAACCGCTGGGTTTCTCTCCGTTTATCATAGCCTGCCTTTCGGCTTTCTTTTGAGGTGTATTATGCAATAGACTAGGATTTTCTTCTAGTCCTTCTAGCGGAATTTTATGTGGAGCAGGATGATAACAACTGTGTGTTTCTCCTGTTCCTAAATATATAGTGGTGTGATGCCATTTAGCCAAGCAGAAGGTAGGCGATATCTCGTCCATGATAGGTATGAATTTTTCTATCCTATCCTTATCCTGCATTAAACTGCTCCTTTAACCAATCAAAGTCATTTATTAATCTAAGAGCATCTGGGTCAGCACTATTAGTCTCACCATATTTCCTGCCAGCAAGAGCTCCTTGAATAGCACAATCGCCAAACGGACGGTCTTTTCCATATTCTGAACACCACCTAGCCAACCGTTCGTTAGTTTCCTGTTCGTTTTGTGCTCTTATAGTTTTACTTGCTAACTTACAGCATTCTCTAAATGCACCTTTCCACGCTTCAAACTCATTTGTATTAAATGCTGTTATGTTAGAAAGTTCGTTAACGGCTTTAAATTTATTGCTAATACTAGTAGTCATGTCTGGTTTAGACATGTCCATGTCTAAAGTCATCTGCGTTGGTAATAATTTAACGCCACCGTATCCGTACTCTAAATCATTTACTGGATTAATACTACGCCATACATGCACAGTATACATTTCCGGGTCTTGGTAATCAAAATTAAATTCTTCAACTATGTGTGCATCGCCATCTACTACCCAGAACATATCACTTTCAACAATTTTTGCTGCTTCTAAATGTGCTTGATGAATTCCTTTTACGTTTGAAATTCTTTTTGCTCTTGGGAATCTACTTTTTAAACGCTGCCAATTTTTATCTGCATAAGGTTCATAGTAAGAAATAAACACAATATCAAAACTACTTCCTATACTCCTAGGATCGCTGGCTACTATATCTATTTCTTTTTTGTTAATAAAGAATCGGAACTTGAATTCTTTGTTAGATGCTGGAGCATTCTTAGGCATAAGGGTAACACCATTAAAGTGATTGCCATTTTTGAATACATGAACGTATTCTAGGTCCCATTCAGTAGCACGATATTCAAAGTCAAAATCATCTTTTACTTTCATATCATCCCAGACTACCCAAAACATTCTGGTTAATGTCTTTTGCTTTATTTGATCTAGAGATTCAACATCTTCAATCAGTTGAGCATTAGAGAATCTAGACTTAAACTCTTGCCAGTGTTCTGCTTTGCCTTGACTGACATAAAATAAATCATAAATCATCTGTAGTCCTATAATACGTTTTTGCTAGATCAATAGTTTGCTCATATAAGTTTAACACATATTTGCTCATAGATTCATCTAGGTATGGATAATTAAAACCAAGTTGGTTTTTTAATTCGGTTCCTAAACGTTTTACTTCTTGTTCTAATCCAACACCATCTTCATATTGTTTACATTGCTCATTGTATAATTCACGTAGTGATTCAAAATCTCTTACTTGTATATGATCCCAATCTGTGCAATTTGTAAGATATGTTCCTAGTCTTGCACCATAAACTGCAAATAGTCCATTTTCAACATGACTGCCAATTGTACTCCATATTCCTAGTCTATGTATGTTGTGCCACCATATATGCTTTTCAATTTCTTGTGGTGGAACTTTTAATCCGTTGTCTAGTGTCATCTTAACACCTTCTCTAAATCCTGCACGCCATGCCATAAACGGATTGTAATTAATTACAGTATCGCTAAAAGTCTTTGGAAAGTTTCTGTATCCTGTTTCCCAACAGAAATCTACCTGAGCTCTATCACTATCAGCGTTCTCGTGAGTTTTCATATTTTTAACATGCTCAACATTCCACAGTTTTAATCCACCGTTGCCGTATCTTAAACCATTTACGTTATTCCTACCGCACCAACTGTATGCTTTTATATCCGGATTGTCCATATCTATTTCAATATCAAAAAATTGTGGATACACAATATTGTCAGCATCTACAGTTAGTACCCATTCACTTTCTGATTGTTCTGCCGCTGCTTTATGTGCATGGTCCGAACCTTTTACACCGTGTATACGTTTTGCCCATGGAACTTTATTACATAGATCTGCATAATGAAGATCTGCATTAGGTTCATCATAACTTAAAAAGAATACATCAAACTCAATTACCCGTTTCATCTTTCCTCAATCATATAGTTTTTAAATAAGCGTCTTGTATATACGCTAAAGAATCTGTTTATATTAAGTTGTTTAAGTTCAACTTTGTTACCAATCAGATCATTAATTGTTACGCTAAAATTATCAGTTACAATATTAGGATCATTATATTCTGTAATTGTAAAATCAAGTTGTGTTTCACCATTCCAAAACATTTTTCTTTTTACAACATCAATTCCTTTTTGTTGTTTGTATGTTCCACCAAATTCTTCACTAAGTTCTACAGACAATATATTTGTTTTAGCATTGTGTTCTAAATAGATGTCTGGTTTTTTAATCTCTGAATATTTTCTAACAATAATTCTATGTAGTACATCATCTATTTTATACAAATCTCTTCTTTCAACAATTTCTAATTCGCCTTGGTCAGGATCGATAAAACATTTACTCATACTAATTTCGCTAGATATAATTTTTTCAGCAATATCTGCTTCAAGAGGTATAACATTTTCAAACTCTTTTTCGTTTACAGTATGATCTGGACCTACAGATAACACACGACCTGTTTCAATATCAAATGCTGCATTATATATCACAGGCTTATGCTTGTAATTTGCAATCCATTCGTCGAAATCAGGAATTTCTATTTGTTTTTCTGCCATGCTATTTCCTCCAAAATGTTCACTGTCTCAAGTGTAACTGTTTCTTTATTAACATAATGAACTATATCGGTTTGTTCAAAGTTACCAAGTTTTAATTTTCCTTGTTTGTTTAAATAAAATCCTATATGATCGTAGCAATCATCTGCACCGTATGGCCAATTCTGTATCATGCCCTTCATGTGTACTACTCTAGGAAATTCTAAAGGATATGCAATCTCATCAGTAATATCTAATATTTTTGATGCTAGTGCAAACGCTTCATCTGTACCTACAATATTTGGTTTGTGTTTTGCTAAAAAATTATTAGCATACAATTCAGGGTTTTTAATAATTTGTCTTTGTAAATTAAAAAACTCTTTTGCCATTGAACTGTTTTTAACAAAGAATGTATAGAAAGAATATAAATTAGGTAATTCATTTGCTGTAAAGCATTTTCTATAGTAATCGCCAGTAACTATATCACCTCTATATGTATATGCTTTATTTGCAATATATAATTCACTATTCTTAATAAAGTATTCTGCCCAGTGACTGTAATCTCTTAAGAATAACATGTCTGCATCTAAACAAATAGTAGTATCCCATGGAGTAAGTTCATCCATATATGATCTACCATCCCAGTGTACTGCGCCGTCCCATTCTATTATTTCATCAAATACCCAGGTTGATGTATAACCTTCTATCCTTGTTTTATCATTTATAACTAATGCTACTTTATCAAAGCCTTCTTTCTGTGTGTTCTTAATACTTAATGCAAGAGTATATGCTAATTTAGCATAGTTAGATGTATCAGTATCGTTAACAATAATTAAATATCCAAACGTCATTGTGCCAACTCCATAAGGTTATCATAGTTTCTCATAATACTAAACTTATTCATTACATGCACATCTTTATTACTAACGCTAGTAGCAACATAATTATCACTGTTATTTTGCGCAATTAAAAATTTTAATTTTCCTTTAGAAACATCAACTAACATATCTTTGTCTGCTGTTGAAAAAATATCAGGCAAGTTAGGTTCATCTGTCTTTTGATAGCCATTCATTATGTGTCTTGCAATACTAAATGCAATATCGTTTCTAAAAATAATTGGATTAAATCTATAGATATCGCTGTACATTTTATATTTTTCTTTTACATGTGCCACTAAGTCAAAAAATATTTTAGTAGTTTCATTCTTTGTAAACATTACAGTAGTTGCCCATAACATTTCTATACCTGTTTCAGAAATATGTGTATCAAGATATCCTACTCTTTCAGAGCCTTGTATATCATTATACTTAGAACTTATTAATAAATCTTCATTAACTTCCCAATAATTAGATAATGTGTCTGTCAAAGTAAGGTAGTCACTATCTATCATTAAAGTTCTATCGTACGGTGTTAAATCCCAAACACTACATCTATTACCATTAGTGAAAGGAGCATGCACCCTATTTTTTCCGTCATTGTAATTTTTTACATTATTTGTATCGTCTGGTCTTTCTGTTATAATAATATTATCGAATGTTTCAGTTACTGTTTTTTCAATATTAGACTCTTTCATCCAATCAATTGTAGATGGATCAGTAACTAGTGATACCGGAACTTGTAAATTTTTGTTTGCTAATTTTGCCGCAAGTATGCTCATGCGGATATAATCAATCTGCCGATTATTGTGAGCAAATATTATTACACCTTTGCTCATTAAACTTCCAATAATGTTTCTACAGATCTTGCCTTTTTAATTTTTTGGTATTCTTCCAAATATGTAAAGGTTGCTGAAAAGTATCTATCAAATACTTCATCTCTAAATTTTGTTAAATCTTCAATTAATATTGGATTGTCGTTCGTATCAAGTAGAACTACATTTTCTCTTCTAGATTTAAAAATTAACATTTCAACAAAGTTTAATAATGATCTGTCAATTTTAAATATGCCGCCATTAACTCCGTAGGTTAACTGTGCGTCAATTTTTTCTTTTAGTGTTTTCCTTTGGATAGCAAATGATTGTCTGTAATTAGCAAACTCAAGTGCTTTATCTAATTGTTCCTGCATAATATCTCCTATTTATTATAGTAGCATATTATTTATCGGTATTTGTGTTGGTGGGGAAAATTTATTAGTTTACAATTGTTCCGATTGTAACAGTAGGTGTTAATACTTCAAAGTTTCCAGAGGCTGTTGGTTCCAAAACGCCTGATGCTTTGACTGTTTGTACTGTGAGTGAAATAGTACCATCTACTGTATCCGGTCCTAGTACTCCTGATTGTACAGGAGTTCCTGAATCTGAGTCTCCTCCAAGTGGAAAGTGATTGTCAAGCCAATATAGAAAGAATCTTAATTTTCTTGAAGCGCCTGCACTGTTACTAGATACTGTGGGTGTATCATTCGTTTGTACTGTAATCTTAAATTCATTCAATGCATAAGGACTTGATGCAGTAGAAGTACTCCATGTATCTGCTGTGTTTCTTGCTCTGAACCAATTTTGTCCATTAGATGGTGTTGTTCCTGTTCCTGGGGTATTGGCTCCAAATATTCTTGTACCAGCAGTACTTAATAAAGTTGTCCAACTTGTATTTTGTGCAGATGAACTTCCGCCTGTTCTTGTACTTGTAAATTGTATACTGCCGCCTGCGTTAAAAAAGTGTCTTGCTTGTTCACTAGTAGTCCATTCAACATCAACTTGGCATGATAATTGTGGCGACGGTGAACCTAAAGGTGCTGATGAACCCCATGCACTACTAAAATTTGTTGTTCCGTGATTTACTGTTACACGTTGTCCACTAACTGCTAATGCTAGTCTGTTTGTACTTATAGAATTTACTACACTTGCCCAATAACTTATAGGTGCAGCATCTGGTGGTGCACTATCAAACCTTACTGTTGCGCCAATTGTTTGTGCATCTACATCAGGTGGTAAACTATTAAATAAATGTTGATAAGCGTTAATTATATCAAAACGTAGTGCTGCGTATTCGTTTACAGTAACTGAATTTGATTCATCAACTTGGTTGCTTAGAACAGGCTGTCCATATCCAAAATTACTAGTACCTGTACCCAAGATAGTATTAATATCACTTTGGACACTGTTATAGTCAACTTTTCTAATTTTTTGGTT